GGTGTTAAATTGCATAGTGCAATACATCAGCAAATGATTGAATTGGGGTGGTTAAAATGAAATATGAAAGATTGACAGATAAGAAATGGAAAGAGGTTGAAAAACACTGTTATGCAAAAGGACTGTATTTCAGTAATCAGTTTACCGAAGAAGAAACGGATGAAATGATTAAAAGGCTTGCAGAATTGGAAGATAAAATCGAGAGCGGAAAAATGATTGAGTTGCCGTGCAAAATGAAGTTAAATATTTAAGACTGTAATGTTGATGTATATCAGATTATTTATAGCGGCAAGTACGGTTATATGCGCACGGAGATTGTGTATGGCGAAGTAGAAGCCCAAGCAAGGCTTAAAGAACTTCAAGGCGAGTAAGGAGATAGAGATGAAAATTGTGTCTTATGGCAAATATAAATGTCCGTATTGTGGGACTGTTGTTGAATTGACTAAGGATGATATAGAGCAATGGAACGAAGTAATTTATTACGATTGCCCGACTTGCGGCAATACTCCGCACATCAAAGGCGGCAACTTTATTTGTCCTTACGATATTCAAGGCAAGAAAGCGATTAAGGTGGGTTGATATGTCAAAGAAAAGAACGAACGAAATATACCGCTGTCATTTCTAAACATTGACATATTCCATAATGTTTTACGCTAATTATGCGAAATCCCTTGACAATAGTTGATAAACATTATATAATAATCTCGTATGAATTAGATTGTCGAGGTTTATGAGTGGAAGCGCAAAGAAACGAAGCCGAACAAGGAAAGTATAAAAAACTGATTTGCCCTATATGTAAAGCGACGCTTAATGTATCGGCAAGCAACGAAGTTGATTATACACCGTCAAAAGCAAACAGCCGAGTACGCTGTCCGCATTGCGGAAAGAACATTGTATTTTCAGTAAAAAAGTAAATAACCGCAAGCGAGTATTGAAGTGAAAGAAGTTAAGTGTTAGTGCATAATACCCTGTATTCAATCCTAACGGCTGACGAAAAGATACAGCGCGGCGGTTTGTATAACCCCGATAGAATGCCGCCATTGGGGGGCGCGATCACAAATCCGACCATGACAAATCGTGGCAAACGGTAAAGCAGGGCAGGACTGCAATCGGGGACAATTAAAATAAACAGTTCACATAGTGAGCGTTGCATATTAGCACAGAGTGCATTTAGACGATAAGTCTATTGCACTCTTTTTATTTTACAAGTAGGGCGTATGGTAGTCAAAGATTGCAACATTAAAAAATCGGGCATACCGAGAATTGAAATCCCCGTTCGATTGAAAGATTTGGACGAGGAAACTTTGCGTACTTATTTGCCTGAATGTGTTTCGCAGTTAAAGGAAAACGCCAAAAAAATAAAATATCTCAAACGCTTTGTTGATGGAACTTATCAAGAAATTGACGACCGAGAATTGGACTTAAAGACGAGCGGTAACGCTAATCACAAAATCAAAGAAAATCACGCACTTGCAATTACGCAATTTAAGGTGGGTTATAGGTTTGGAAACAAACGCCAACTTGTAAATAAAGAGGGTGTAGAAAATAACGAAGTATCTTTTATTGAAAAGTTTATGACCGACGCGGGTTGCGACAGCAAGATTATGGATTGGGCGTATGACGTGTATTCTACGGGCGTAGGCATTTCCTTTATTCAACCGCGCGGCGATATTTTCAAAACCGTTAGCAAAGGTAAAGACATAAAACCCGATACTGTATATAAAAATGCTGTTGAGGGCTACGATGTTCAAGTCAACGCACCGTTTGTTTACGAAACACTCAATGCCGAAGAAAATGCCGTTATATATTCGTCTTGTATCGGCGAGAGCGGACTTAAAGACCTGTTTTGCATAAATATTGCAAATGTATTAAATAAGACAACGAAAATTCCCGAAGAAGTCGTTACGGTTTATACTCGTCAAAAAGTTTACGAGTGGCGTAACGGCAATGCGCTCACTAATGGTGAACTTACAGAGATTGCCGACAGTAGCGAATACGGCGAATTGCCAATGACGGAACAATCGCGTAATAAACTTCGTCTTTCAACCGTTGAAAGTGTACATAACCCACTGAACGGCGTGAATTTGCTTTTGTCGCTTGAAACCAACAGTGTTGAAGATAAAGTAAATCAGTTACTTGTCTTTTTAGGGTGCGACCCCGAAAAGATTGATATAGAGGAACTTTATAAGTGGGGTGCACTTGCTATACCGCCTGTCGGCGGAGAAAGGCAAGCGGACGTTAAGACCATAAAGAACGAACTTATGATTGCCGAAACGACAGCACTTGTAGAGCGTATGTTGACGCGAATATATGATATTGCGGAAGTACCGCTTGCGAGCGCGTCTGTATCAAGCGGAAACAACGAGGCGGCATATTTGGGCGGTGGTTGGACTAATGCAAGTATCGGTACGAACCGAGATATTGCTTACGGTGAAACGGCGGAGCGTGAAGAACTGCGCAAAATTATCAAGATTTGCAAACTCAATTCCAATAACCCCGTGCAAACTATTCACGCTAATGAGATTGATATTAAGTACAACATTAACCAAAGCAATAACTATGTGGCAAAAACGCAAGCAATGCAAAATCTTCACGATATGGGCGTTGCAAAGCCCGACATACTCAAAGTAATTCCATTATTCGGTGACGAAGAAGGTGTTGCAAAGCGTTGGAAAGAAAACGAAGAAGCAAAGCAACAGCGTGAGGAACGGCTTGCACAGCGAACCGCTCAACAGCAAACGGGAAATAACGAGCAAAATCAAGAACTTACGGGTGATAACTTGACAGGGCAACAGAAGCAACAGCAAGCAGACCAAACAATGGCGCAACAGGCAGGAAGCGAGTAATCGCAAAGCAATAAAAGCGGTAAAGAAATCGCTATACAAAATTTGCAAGGCATAAGCCCGTCGTAGAGAAACGACGAAAATAAAACGCAAGGAGAAATCAAATGTTTATGTGGAAGAAGTACGGACAATTTATGCCGTTCTACGCGCCCGATAACGGCGCAAATGGCGGTGGCGCAGGCGACAATGGCGGCGACGGAGAGCAAGGCGTAGAAACCGATTACAAGGCGTTATACGAAAAGTTGCAAGCCGACCACGAAAAAGCAAAGAGCGAAAACGCAAAACTTAAAGCAAGTTTCGACAAAACGGCAAGCGAAGTTGCGGAACTCAAACGCGCAAGCAAGGCAAAAATGAGCGAAGAAGAACAACGCGCAGCCGAAAGTGCCGAAATGGAACAACGCTATAAAGACTTGCAAAACGAAGTCAACGAAATGAAAACGGCGACAGCTTTTGCAAAAGCGGGTTTTGACGAAAAAGACTACGGCGAACTTGTCAAACAAGTAGTCGCAGTTAGTGGCGATAAGTCAGGCGAAATTGCGGACGCTTTTATAAAGTTTGTAAAGAAATCGAACGCGGCGGCAGTCGCAAGCGCAAAAAACGGAGCAATACGCGACGGCGCAGTAACGCCTAATGCAAGCTCGGCACAAGGCGGACAAGGCGGTAAAAGTGATTACCAACTTTATCAAGAGAGCAAAACAAAAACAAACAATATTGTAGAACTATAAAAAGGAGAATAAAAACTATGGCTGAAATTACACTCAACAGACCGAATTGGTTGGGCAGTGAAGTAGGTATGGTGCTGAAAACGGTAACCGTATCGGCTACTTCGGGAACGCCCGTTACCGAAAACGGGCGCAAGATACTCAAATCGGGTACGTTGATTAACGACACGACTTTGGGTTACGGTTTGCTTTATAACGACGCAGACGTTACGGACGGCTCGGCGGTAAAATCTATTATGATTAGAGGTTCGTACATTGACAGTGCGTTGCCCACTTCCGTTTCTACCAACAAAGCAACGCTTGCAAATCAAGGACTTTATGCGGTGGCATATCCCAATACGGTAATTGCTTATGGGGAGGTAACAAAATAATGGCAGACTATTTGAAGATTTTGGACGGCGAAACTCTCGCCAATATAAGCGTACAATTTGACTATAAGGCGGCTTCGGCGGATTTCAGAGGCTTGAAACTTATGCCTATGGTAAAGACCGAGAATATGAAAGTCGCTATGTACAACTTGCTGAAAGGCAGTGAAATACCTGTAATTGCACTTGTACACGCTTTTGACAGCGAAGCGAGAATCGGCGACCGCCCTAACTACGAAGAGTTCAAAGAAAGTCTGTTCTTGATTAAAGAGAAAATCAATCAAGGCGAAGAACTCCGTAAAAAGATTAAAGATTTGGGTATGGACGCAAGCGAGCGCTCTATCCTTACCGCAATCTACGACGATATTTCCAACGAAATTATGAAAGTCTTGACGGCTTTTGAACGTAGGGCTTGCGAATTGCTTTCTACGGGCAAAATAACCATAGACGAAAACGGCGCAAAGCGCACAGTTGATTACAAATTGTCCGCCGACAATAAGGTTGACTTTACGGGCTGGAACGACCCTGCGCACGATATTGTTAAAGACTTGATTTCGTTGCAATCTGCAAGTAAAAACAAGATTGCAAGAATGATTATGTCAAGCAAGGCTATGGGTTATATGACATCAACCGAACAATTAAATGATTTCGCTACTAAATTGCTCAAACCGATGTCAGCAGCTTTTGTTAAAAATTATGTTGCCACAACTGACGGGCTTGGTATGGAAATCATTGTTGACGATAGAACGTTCAAGAAGTCTTATTCCGACAGTACCGAATATCGTTTCTTTGATGAAATGACGATTATATCTCTTACTACTCGCGGCGAAGTCGGCAAAACCTTTATGACTTCTACGCCTACCGAAGATGCGAAGAAAACCGATTTGACTTATGGCTACATAGCCGTACATCAATGGGTAAGCGACGACCCTTATACTTCGTGGACGAAAGCAGAGGGTGTAGGGCTTCCCGTTATTGCTGACATCAACAATACGTTGTATTTGTCGAAGATTACAACAACCACGCCTGCTTCGCCAACCACAACGCGTTAATAGTAGGAGAACAAAATGCAATACAGATATAGAGTTATAGGCAAAGTAAAACAATCTTTTATATTAAGGGGCGCATACTTTGGCATAAACGACACAATAGATTTTTACATAACTGAAAGCGAATTGGAGTTTGTCAAAGAAAGGTGCGAACT